CAGCTGCTTGGGCAACTGCTGAAGCAGGCCCAGAAACGATCCCTCTGCCATATTCATCATCAGAATTCAAATTACCTGACTGAGGAGTGTAATCCAAAGAGGTTAAAGTCGTCAGTGAAGTGGGCATTGTGAGTTCGACATCACTAGCCCAGGCAAATACAGTAACATTGACAGGGTCGTTACCTTCGTTAGCGTGTTGCAAATTACCGAAGGATTTAACTACAATTTCTCCTAATTGACTTCTATCAGGCCGACTCAATGACAAATAATTTTCATGCCAAAAGAAGGGTAAATCAAGTTGTCCACCAGTGTTATTAGTGGGATTCAGGAAGAAATGGGGCTTTTGAGAGGCTGCTATAAGATCCGTATTCAGGAAATTCCTCTCTACGGTAAGTTCATCAAGTCCAACATAAGGATTGTAAGAAACTAATGCACGACCGTAGTGAAAGCCAGTGCCAGAGATAACAATTTTAACGTGAAGTTTGCTCCTATATAGTTCATAGTTTGCAACTTTCTCTGCTACACGTGGGTCATTTAAGAACAATGACCAAGGGTCGAATTTCTGAAATAAGGGCTGATCGACTGCCCAGGAATAGTTGGCAATTCGTGTTGGCCGACTAAGGAAAGCTCCCAAAGAGGAATCTCCTGTAGCACCTAATTTCATAGTGGCATCCATGCCTGAACCAATGGTTGTGGTCCAACCGGCATCTTGCTCATTGAAATTGGTGATTTCTTCCGCGAAATTCGAAGCTCCCTGTTCCTGTATAGTACCAAGGGAGCCAGACTGTGGAGTTAAGTTCGAGAACTCCGACTCTTTTATAAATAAATATGTGTTAGTAAGCTGTTTGTTTATACGGGATCACTGGCTGCTTATTCCAATGTCCTATCTTAGTTTTGTTGCGGTGGTTGCCGCGCTCCTAAATAAGAGCAAGTCCGTAAAATTGTAAGCGTTAGTATGATCGTAAACTACAATCGATCAATAACTACCGTAATCAGTACAATTCATGTGATTTTGGTTTCTCCGTAGAGTTACGCTGACACTCACAAGCGCCTTCGGGACGTTTTTATGTGCGCCGCACAAAGAGCCCTCTAAGAGAACTCTACTGCAACGTAGTCGAGAAATTCCTCGAACTTAGAGCACACTCTTAGTTCGCCAAAAATTTCTACGACTTTGAATCCATATTCAGTGTATGTGATTGCATACACACAGCATTCTGGACGCAACGTGTGAAAAACTGTCGCGTATTTGATTGCTTGTTTTCGTACTTTAGCTGCTTGTCCAATACGTCGAATGACTCGTTTACATTCGATGACTAGAATAACACCATCATTGATATACATTAAATCTCCAGCTCCAAAGCCGGTACTAATAATAACATATTCTTCATGAGACGGTCTCCCAAGAACTTCCTTTACTCGGTCCATTAACATATTTTCCGAGACAATATCGACTGATTCAACAGAGGAAGATGAAGGGGAGGTTACCTCGCTCACTTCTGAGACGGTTTCTGGGATGGATACTTCGGTGGTTTCCAAAGTTCCAGATTGTGGTGTAAAGTCTCCATACTTATCCTGCCATTGCTTGATGCGATCGTCAAAAGACAATTCGATCCCATCAACGGGTAAGTTAGCCCGCTGTGCAATGGTTTTCATTTGTTCTCTACGGTGTTCATAAATGTCGCGCCCATGCGCAAACCATTCTCGTAGAGCTCCGCCAATATTCATAGCCGAAACCTCATCAGAAGTAACAGCGTCCGACTTAATAACGGAATGGAGAGATTTGAAGATACTAGCTTCCTCCAACATGCCAACAGTGACACCTAGAGCGGGTTCGAAGCGATCTTTCCTCTTCAGAAAATCGGCAGCATTACGATTCATAAATGGAACTGGTTCGGATACCTTATCGGGCATTGTGAACTGAATATCGTATTTTCCAAGAAATGCAGCCATTTGCTTGTGATTAAACAAATCATAATCGGGATGAACAGATCCCTTTGCATCATCACCATAAGTCATTATATTACAAGTATCACGCAGAGTAGCAGGACGGCCTAAGCCTAAGTCCCTGCCCATCTTAACGCGTTCTGACTCGTCATAAGCATCAAACCATGCTAACCTATGTAGAAGAGAGTTGACAATACTATTGATGTATACTGTCATGTTTTGTCCAGAAGGATTGGTTCCCATAAAACGGACTAGGGTACCATTATAAGCAACAAGAGGAGTACAAACCTCATGTGAAATAACCTTCATACGATTCAGATCATTGGACGAATAATTACCAGTCCACTTGGCAATGTCCATAAGGACAGAAAATGCCGTCAAAGTGAGTTGGGCTGGCATACGTAAATCGTATTTTTTGTAATCTCCTGCAATGATACGATCATCACCCCAAGCAGACATAAACTTAGAAAGTTCGTGCCACTCAGGACCATGACTATTAATACCCACAGCACATTCGGAAATGAGAGGGTTCATCGAAAGAAATCTAGCGATTGGGAGGAAATACTTACGAATCAATATCTGAAGTACAATAGGCGCGGCTTGGAATACACGCACCTTATCCTTTGTGATTTTGGTTGGTTCATCTTTCAGGGATGAACCAAAAATGCAATTTAAAGACGAATTATTATCAAGGTGTTCCTCTGCCACACTTACCATATCCCAAATTTCGGGAGTGAAAGTTCTAGGGCAAGCATTGAGTTCTGTTGGTGGTAGATCAATGAGGTACTTATCCTTTTTACCACTAATTCCATAACCCATAGAGGTGCTGGTTTTCATGGAGTCGATAAATTTTTTGCCATCCTCACCTGAGACAATTG